ACCACTGCCGAAACCCCGGAAACAACCCATTAAAAAAAGGAGCGTCCCTATGATTCCTGAGCCCGACACCCTTGAAGAGGTTGGCAATTTCATGATGGCAGAGCTCGAAGCTATGCCACTCGCCGAACTCAACGAACTGATTCAGCGCGTCTCATCAGCTGAAGAATCTGCGCGTCAGTACAAGCAGTTTCTGCAGGCGGTGATGCATCACCGTTTCGGCAGCCGAGCTAACCAATTGCGCCAGGATGCAGGCAAGACCACCGGAACCGTGCGCTTCGAGGATGAGGGATTTGTTGTCATCGCTGACTTGCCTAAGCGTCCTGAATACGATCAGCGAAAGCTAAAAGACGCAGTCGAAGCGCTACGCAAGTGGGGTGAGAACCCTGAAGACTATGTTGGTATCGAGGTCAAGGTGTCTGAGACCAAGTTCGGCGCCTGGCCGCCAGCTGTGCGGGAATTGTTTGAGCCTGCGCGCACGATCAAAGCAGGTAAGCCGACCTACAAGCTTGAGCGCATTGTCGATGGTGAACGCTCAGAGGCCGCAAACGATAGTCAGTTCGGGGAGGCAGTCTGATGGCCATTTCTCTCGCACAGTTAAACCGAGCCGGCACGATCAAGCCGCCACGACTTTTGATCCATGGTGTTGCGGGCGTAGGTAAGACGACCTTTGCTGCGCAAGCGAACAAGCCGGTTTTCATCCAGACCGAGGAAGGTCTGGGAACGCTATCGGCTGCCAACTTCCCGCTGTCCCGAACGTTCGAGGAGGTGATGGAGGCGCTGGCTGCGCTATACACCGAGCAGCACGACTTTGCCACGGTGGTGATCGACAGCGTTGACTGGTTGGAGCCGCTGGTCTGGGCCAAGGCCTGCCGGGATAACGGCTGGAATTCAATCGAAGACGCGGGGTACGGCAAAGGGTACGTGGCCGCGTTAAATCTCTGGCGCCAGTACATCGATGGGCTGAACGCACTGCGTGACGATCGTGGCATGACCGTCGTTCAGATCGCTCATACAGACATCAAAAGATTCGATAGTCCTGAACACGACCCTTACGACCGGTACGTGATCAAGCTCCACGCACGCGCCGCCGCGTTGCTGCAAGAGCACTCCGACATTGTGCTCTTCGCAAACTACCGCATCTCGACCGTGAAGGCGGATGTTGGCTTCAACAAAAAGGTGAGCCGTGCGGTGGGCTCCGGCGAGCGTGTAATCCATACGGTCGAACGCCCGGCCTTTCTCGCAAAAAACCGCTACGACCTACCTGACCTGCTGCCGCTTGAATGGTCCGCCTTTGCGCAGGCCATGCCTGAATCATTGCATTCGACGCTTAACCCGCCCACCACCACTCGCACCTGAAAAAGGAGAAATCACCATGGCTTCATTCGGACAAACATTTGATGCATCGGCTGTTGAACCCAGCAACGGCTACGACGTACTACCGCCGGGAAAATACCTTGGCCACATCGTGACTAGCGAAATGCGCGTTACCAAAGACGGTGCCGGTCAGTACCTGTACCTGGAGCTGGACATCCTGGAGGGGCAGTACGCCGGCAGAAAACTTTTTGATCGCCTTAATCTGATTAACGCAAATCCTGATGCAGTACAGATTGCGCAGCGAACCCTCTCATCAATCTGTCGCGCGGTCGGCAAGCTGCAGGTCAACAACTCTGAACAGTTACATCTGATTCCAATGACACTCGATGTACGGGTGCGTCCGCCCAAAGGGGCTTACGGTGAATCAAATGCGATTCGCTATCTACCGAGGGGTGGCGCAAGCGGTGCAGTGCCGCGCGCAGCGGTGCCGGCCACGGGACCAACGGCGCCGGTCGCTGCTCAGGCTATTGCCGCTGCACCCACGACCAGTCCGGCAGCTAACGGTCTGCCTTGGAAGCGCCAGGCGTAAGGGGCAGCTGCCATGTATGAGCACGCCTCTTCGGACATGCCGATGCGATTGCCCAGCACAGTGCAGGGCTGTCGCGATCGGCTGGCTGCAGTTCAAGACGAAATGGCCTCGATTCGTATTCAGATCGCTACGACCGATATTCGTCGCCAGACTGAGAAAAAGTCGTTGGACCCGACATGGTTTCATCGTGCCAAGACCGCACTACGCTTGAAGCAACAGGAGATGGTGCATCTGACAGCGCAGATTGCAAAGCTCAGTGCCGGGCAGGGCGGTGCTCATCGGGAGCGATTCAAGGACGCGCTGATTGAAGTATTGCGTGCTGATTGCGACAAAGATCGCTGGCAAGCGGCGGTGAGTCGCGCTCGTGCCCTTCAGGCCGAGCGGGAGATGCAGCATGGCTGAACTTCCAACGATGACATCTCCCACCAGAGAGGCGATCTTTGCGGCGTACGAGGCAGATGCAAACGACGGCTTTCGTAGTCATCTCGGAGCGTCCCTCATTGGCAAGGAGTGCGAGCGCGCGATCTGGTTCGACTTTCGGTGGGTGACGCGTGCCCGCCATCCGGGGCGGCTTCTTCGTCTGTTTGAAACCGGACAGCTTGAAGAGGCCCGGCTGGTTCAAAACCTTCGTCGAACGGGGGCCACGGTCTTGGAGGTTGACCCTGAAACCGGACGGCAGTTTCGGGTTCAGGCGCATGGTGGTCACTTTGGTGGCTCGCTTGATGGCATCGCGCTCAACCTGCTGGAAGCACCGAAGACCTGGCATGTTCTTGAGTTTAAAACCCACTCAGTCAAGAGCTTCAACGATCTGCTGGCCAAGAAAGTCCGGGATAGCAAGCCACTGCACTTTGCGCAGATGCAGACCTACATGCATTTGATGGGCTTGACTCGAGCGATGTACTTGGCGGTCTGCAAAGACACGGACGATGTGTATATCGAGCGCATCGAGGTGGATTCAACTTTTGCGCAAGGGCTCATGAGCAAGGCCGAACGGGTCATCTTTTCAGCTACGCCTCCTCCGCGTATCAGTACCGATCCCGCGTGGTTCCAGTGCCGAATGTGTGATCACGCTCCTGTCTGTCATGGCAATCAACCGGATGCCGCTGCGCCTGAAGTGAATTGTCGTACCTGTCTGCACGCAACACCCATAGATGGCGGGTGGCACTGTGCAAGGCATGACCGTCGATTGACCGAGGCTGATCAGCGTGCTGCATGCGCTGTGCATTTATTTATCCCGGCGCTTGTGCCGGGCATGCAAATCGACGCAGGCGAGGACTGGGTCGAGTACGAGTTCGCCAGTGGAAATCGCTGGCGCGACACCGGAAGAACCAAGTATGCGAACACCTATGAAGGAGAACGAACATGAGTCTGACCTTGCGTCCGTATCAAAGCGGTGCCATCCAAGGCATCTACAACTATTTTCATGCAGCCACCGGTAATCCGTTGGTGGTGATCCCGACGGCTGGCGGCAAATCACTGGTCATGGCGACCTTCGTTGAAGGGGTGCTTAAGGCCTATCCGGATCAACGTATTCTGATCGTGACCCATGTGCGGGAGTTGATCGAGCAAAACTACATTGAGCTGAAGAAACTCTGGCCACAGGCGCCAGCGGGGATTTACTCGGCCGGTTTAAAGCAGCGCGACATTCATGCCCGCATTCTCTTTGCCGGCATCCAGTCGATTCACAAGCGGGTCTACGATGTCCAGCAGTGCGATTTGGTACTGATCGATGAAGCGCACCTGATTCCACGCTCATCGAACACCATGTACCGCCGATTTCTGTCGGAACTTTCTCGGATCAATCCGCAGATGAAGGTCATCGGTCTGACCGCGACCCCATACCGGCTGGACTCAGGTCTGCTGCACGAAGGAGATGATGCGATCTTTAACGATATCGCGTACGAGATTTCGGTACGTGAGCTGATCGATCAAGGTTATTTGTCACCGCTTATTTCCAAGCGTATGGCCACCCAGATCGATGTAACTGGTGTTGGTACCCGTGGCGGTGAGTTTATCGCCAAGGACCTTGAGGCCGCTGTCGATAAGGACTCGATCACACAGGCTGCGGTTGATGAAATCATCTCCTATGGCAAGGATCGAAATAGCTGGCTCATTTTCTGCGCTGGAGTAGACCATGCCTTCCATGTCCGCGACGCGATCCGCTCGCGTGGCGTGAAGTGCGAGACGATTGTCGGTGACACACACGGACCGCAGCGTGAGGCCATCATCAATGATTTCAAGGCGGGCAGAATTCAGTGCCTGACCAATGCCAACGTGCTGACCACGGGCTTCAATGCCCCGGGCGTGGATCTGTTGGCCATGCTTCGTCCTACGAAATCGGCTGGCCTGTATGTTCAGATCGTCGGACGAGGGTGCCGCCTGGCACCCGGCAAGACGGACTGCCTGGTGCTGGACTTCGCTGGAAATATCGCCCGTCATGGACCGATCGATGCCGTTAGCCCTAAGCGTCCTAAAGTTGGTGAAGAGGGCGTTGCGCCTACCAAGGCCTGTCCGGACTGTTTCAGCATTGTCCATGCCTCGGTACGCACATGTCCCGACTGCGGGCACGAGTTTCCGCCGCCAGAACTCAAGATCGACGCCAAGGCCAGCAATCTGGATGTGCTGACTTCCGGCAAATCGGAATGGGTACCGGTGACCCGCGTCTCCTACGCACGCCACGATAAACCTGGAAAGCCGCCGTCACTGCGGGTGGACTACTGGAGCGGACTCACACAGCACAGCGAATGGATCTGCATCGAGCATCCGGGCTACCCGCGCCAGAAGGCAGCGTCGTGGTGGGCTAATCGCGTTCAGGGGCTGCCGTTGCCTAAGCGAGTAGATGAAGCAATCGCCTGCGCGGCCAAGCTGCGCTGTCCCTCTGAAATTGCCGTGCGTCCGAGCGGGCGCTACACCGAGGTGGTCGGCGCTCGATTTTCATGATGTGCGCCATTTGCCGGCGCGACGCCCGGGGCTACGGGTTCGCGCCGTCGTTCATCCGTATCGATGCACCAGCAGTGAAGCTTTGCTCGCGAAGGTGTCAGGACATTACAAGAAAGCTTAGTGGAATGATCGACCCAAATAAACATGAAACCGATGCACTGCTTGCGGCCAGTATTAGCGGCGGCGCCTATGTCGAGACAATCGGCAAGACCGATCTTTCAAGCTGGACTGAGCAGGAGTGGGCCGCGCTGATTGATGTGATCGTCGCGTCGTTTCAGGATTTTCTGCGTCAGGCATACGCCGATGATCCTCCGTTTTAAGGCGTGCCATGACAAACAAAAATTACATGGCGCAGTTGGGCGCGACCTTGGTGGATCGTGGATTTCCGATTCTTCCGATCCAGCCGAACACCAAAAAGCCGGGTCTGTATAAGCTGGGCGAATGGCATGAGTACCCTAAATGGAGTCGGCATTGCGAGCGCGACACCACTGAAAACGAAGTCGATATCTGGGGCAACTGGCCTGAAGCCGGTATCGGTATTGCCGCTGGTCGGGTCATTGGCATCGATATTGATGTTCTCGCATCACCTGCCGTTGCCATGGAAATCGAAGCCTTGGCCAAGCGGATGCTGGGTGATACACCGGCGGTACGCATCGGCCACGCCCCCAAACGGCTACTAGTCTATCGTGCCGTTCAGCCGTTTGCAGGATTTAAATACCCGCCGATCGAAGTGCTAGGTATGGGTCAGCAGTTCATCGCCTACGGCGTTCATCCCGATACCGGACAGCCCTATAGCTGGCCAGTGAGTACCTTGGCCGATCTCTCGCCAGAAGACCTACCTGCAATTACTGAGGCGCAGGCGCGCGAGTTCGCGAAGGAGGCTTACCAGTTAATACCAGCAGATTTACGACCGAAGAGTCTCGGGGTAGGGCTGCGCGCCAACATGGAAAGCGCGAACCTGCCAGAGCAGCGGGGCACCTTCGAGGCTGTCGAAGAAGCGCTTGTGCACATCCTTAATGATGATCTCGATTACGACAGCTGGGTTCGGATTGGTATGGCGATCAAGGGGGCGCTTGCCGACGAAGGATGGCCACTATTCGAGCGATGGTCGCAAAGCTCTCAGAAATATGATGCCAAGACCACAGCGCGTAGTTGGCGAAGCTTTGCGCCGCAGCGTATCGGAGCAGGGACCATCTACAAACTGGCATTGGATAACGGTTGGATACCTGCTGCCGATATGCAGCTCAATGGTGAGATCGTCATGAATGGGCATCACCCGGCACGGGAGATGCTCAATGCGTTGCAATCGAACGATCCGATCGTTCTTGAGCCTGCAGAAAATTCACTACCAGCCCCTAAGCCCATGCCTGCTGGCTGGGATCAGGTCGGAGGAGTAATCGCAGACTTGATGGCATTGATGGCAGCAACCGCTAAGCGTCCCCAGCCAGTACTGGCGCTGGGCGCAAGTCTGTGTGCCATCGGGGCGCTGATGGGGCGCAAGTACCGAACCGAGAGCAACATACGATCGAATCTTTACGTTGTTGGTATTGCTGAAAGTGGTGCGGGGAAAAATCACAGCCGGATCGTGATCAATGAATTATTCCGCAAGGCTAATCTGCTGCAATACCTCGGGGGTAACAAGATCGCCTCCGGCTCGGGTCTTTTGACTGCCATCCAACGACAGCCGGCAATTTTGTTTCAGCTTGATGAGTTCGGGATGTTCTTGTCTGCGGCAGCCGACCGGAAGCGGTCCCCGCGTTATGTGTGCGAGATCCTGGATCTGATGACTGAGCTGTACACGACATCAGGCACCACCTATTTCGGCGTCGAGTACGCCAGCACCCAGCACAATAATGCTCATCGGGCCATTCATCAGCCTTGCGCTTGCATTTACGGAACTACAACACCGCTTCATTTTTGGCAAGCGCTGCAGGCATCAAACGTTGCTGAC